AAATATTGAACTGTCAAAGTTTTTTTCTAAATAGTCTGTATCTTTAGTCACAATAGATACAGAAGCATTGTTACAAAACTTCTTTATTCGCTTTGCACAATATACTGCTTGTTTTACATAGTTATTGGCACTGTTGTTTTGTGCAATAAGCAAATATCCCTTAGTCATATTCTACTAGTTTTTCTATAGACCGTTTAGTTTTAAGTTCAGTAAGTTTTGTAAAATATGCATTAGAAGATTGGAAATACAAATCTAAAATAGAATCAAGAAAATCTTGTAGGTTGTCTATTTTAAGAGGATTGTCATTGTCATCGATTAGTATAGCAGACTCTTGTTTACTACTAAGTAAACTAACAAAAGTTACTAGTGTTTTATCAACAGTAAACTGGCCGCCATTATAAAAATACACTAAACTATCAAAGTACTTTTCTTTGATTTGAGTTTTTTGATCTTCAAATGTTCTGGTATAGTTTGCAAAGTCTAGTGCTTTGGAAAGTTTTTCGTCCATATAATACTCCTATACTGTTAAGTATATATGGTTTTGTAAGATTTGTCAATCAAAGATTTGAAGTAGTAGCACCTGAAGGCAGTTCGTTATCCGGTATTTCAACTGTATCATATATAGTGCCATTGATAGTTACTGTTCCAATAGGTTGGAGAAGTTCAATAATACTGTTGAAATCTCCGTATACCGGTTCGTCAATACCCCAGGTAAGATCGTTTGGTTGATTGTCTCTAAACTCAGCTTTAAACCGTATTACAGTATCATTTACATTTTGTGCTAACACTCTGTAATCGTTACGAACATAACTTGCGCCGCCTGATTTGCTGTAGCAAACTTGGTAAGTAGATGTTAAATCAAAGTTTCCTATATTAGAACCAGTGCCTTCGCCGTTGTTGTTGATAGTGTTGGTTGCTCTAAAACTAGTTACACCCATATCTGACATTTCTGTTTGCCAATCTACTGTTTTTGCTTGAGAGCCAGAATAATCTACTCTAGCACTAAATCTTACTTGGCCTCCTGCATTAAAGAACTGTCGTCTTTGTTGAGCATTATTGAAAGTTACAGTAAAGATATGGCTAATAGTACCATTCCATGCTCCGCTGCCTGCATTAAGTCGTGTACTAACAATAGGTACGCTGCTGGTCGTTTCAAGATTTATTACTTGTGCTTGTCCAGTAGCGTCTATTTCAAATCTATCAGTAGTAATATTTGCACCTAGATTTTCTAATGCTTCTATGTGTGTAAGTTCTACCTTATCTGTATCTACCAAGTTAGTTTCATAATCACCGATTAAATACGGGGCGATTGAAAGAGCTGTTGTTCCAACTTGGTGTGCTCTAGCTCTAATCAGATCAATGTATAGATCAGCATATTGCTGTGCAGTAATTTTGTCAGTAGCAGATAAGTTAGTGTCATAATCTCCTGTTACCGCAGTTGTTCCTGTAGATTCACCATAACCGAATGTTGGAGTTGGAGTGTTAGAGTTACCTAAAACTAAGTTACATTCATCTCTTAATGTATTGTATCTTGTTGTATCGATACTTGTAAGAACTCTGCCAAATGTCGGAGCATAGTGGTTATAGTTGTCTCTTACTTCTGCTCTTGTAAGTGTTCTGTCCCAAAACTGAACAGGACCTATGTTACCTCTATAGTCTACATCAAAGCCGATACTACCCGGAATAATTGCACTTAAAGTAGAAAACCGCAAGTCCCCTGTAATAGTTTTCTGACCGCGCTCAATATTGTTTATATATGCTGTTGCTACACCACTGTCGCATACTACAGTTACGTTTGTCCATGTATCTCCAGGAATAGCTCCAGCAATATCTATATATTCTTCGTTGTTTGTAGTTGTTTCTCCGAATATTCTATACGGAGGACTGTTTTGTACCCAAAGAGAGTATAAAGGCCATGAGGCGCCGCCGACACCTAAAATAGTTCCTCTACCTGTGTAGTTACCTTTATTAGAATAATCTGTATTAGTTTTAAACCAAACACTGAAAGAACTTGCGTTTCTACTTAACGTAATGAATGTACTATCAGGGGTTGCTGTGAATGCTACTTGTTCTTCAGCATCAAAGTTAAAATATGCACTATTATCTGTATAGATATCTGTATTAGTATAGGTAATGGTGTAGTTGCCGGCCTGATCTGTAGTGCCTAATGCACGATCTAAATATAATATAGGACTTGCTGCGACTGCCATTTATTATGTCTCCACCATAGTATTTACTTTCTTACTATAACACAACCCCTTAAAAAGAACAAGTTCTTTTTAAGCCAGTGTATTATTGTTATAAAAACTAGGTGCTGCAACATCCACATAAGAACCGTAAGCTCTATAGTATTGAACAACACTTTCTAGTCTTCCGTCTACATTGTTATCGATTGCAGGGTCAGTGACAACGTCATTGAACTCGATACGGAAAACTATTCTGTTATCTCCGTCTGTTCTTGCTTTAATAGTATACAAGTTTCCAGCGTATATACCGCTATAGGTTCCTGCACCCACTTTTTGATATATTACTTGGTCAGCGCCTGTTAAATCATAGTTTCCTATAGACGATTCTGAGCCGTCACCTGTAGAAGTTGTTGCATCATAGTTAAACACAACTGTACCAATCTCTGAACAAAGCTCTGCCCAATCTAGGCCTTTAGCTTGGGCTGCTAAAGTATTGTTTGCACTAAATCTTATTTGGCCGCCTGTATTGAAAAAATGTCTACGATGATCTGCATCATCAAATGTTACAACGATTTCGTGATATATTAAACCATTCCATGCTGTAGTTCTTACACTGCTGATAGCTGAGTCTAAATCAGCTTGGCTAGAGTGTACTAGAAACTTGTCAGTTTCAATAGTTGTCATAAGATCTTCAAAGTCTGTTAAACCTTTTTTAGCACCGTCTGGATCTGCTGTTGTTGCTCCGGCGTCATCTACAAAAAAACTTTCATCTTCTGCAACAACATTTAAGTTTTGTGTCATTTGAGCTATGCTTATATCTCCGGGTCCAACTTGGTGTACTCTTGCTTTAAGCATATCTGCATATATTTTATTGATATCTGTGGCTTCAACTACATCACTTCCGTCAGCAGTAACGTTTGCACTGGATAGTGTTTGTCCGTATCCGTTTTGTCCTGCACCATTTCCGAAAATAAGTTCGATTCTTGATTGTAAGTTGTTAAATCGGGCGGAGTCAATAATAGCCATCTATAATATCCTTAAACTTTTAATATGCACTCTACTAGTTTTTCGGCCTCGTCGCTGTTAGACTCTAACGCAACGCCGACCATATCTCCTAATCCATCAACAGAAGCAATACCATCAGCAAAAACTTTTACTGCATCACCTTTATTTACCGGACCAGTTACTCTCACAGGAACTCTTCCGACTAGTGCAATAGCTTGTCCTTCTGCTTCTGCATTCATTAAGTAAGCAGGCTTGTCGGAAATAACACCTGAAACAATGCTTGCTGGAGTAGCAAGTGCCATCTCATGTTCTTCATGAGCACAAACTGCTACTACAGTACCTACTGCATACTCTGATTCTGTTGTATATTTTTCTGCTAAGTCAGCGTAACGTGCTTGTGTAGCAGTACCTTGGAATAGATTTGCTGCTAAGTTGCCAGTTGCATCACGTACTGCTACAGTATTATTTGATGCACTTACGCTTGCTGTACGGAAGTCTGTTCCGACACGCACCGATGTTGCTTTAGTTGCTTCACCTACAAAACTATATGCATGTATGTTTTTCCATGCTAAACTTGAGCTACCAATATCAAAAGTATTGTCTGCTGCTGGAATAAGGCCATTAATATTAAATGTAGCCATATGAGTTAATGAGCCAGTACCGTCTGTAACTTTTACTTTTACAATACTATTTGTTCCGGAAATATTTTGGATGACACCTTCGTCTCCGTTTTCAACTATAAGCTGAAAATCTTGGCTGTCACCAACAAGTACACCGCTATCTGGAAACTCAACTGCTTCGTTAAAAACAGTGTTTGATCCTGACGAAACTTGTACAAAACTGCTTGCTGGTAATCCGCCTAACTTTTCAGAGTTTGAAGCAGTACCCCAATAATAAAAATCTTGGCCGCTTACTGATGCACTATTTGTAACACCATTGTCAGCTGCTTTTGTCCACTTTAGGGTCAAACCTTTTTTGATTCTATCAAAACCTTCTAATGGCGTTACTGCGTTTAGTGTAAACTCATCTGGACTAATAACGTATACTATAGTATCTTCAATAGTAGCAGCAATAATAATTTTAGCGGTGCCGCTTAAATCTTGCACCGACAGGCTTTGCATTTGGGTTACACCTTCGCCTGCTGTTTGCGGTCCTACTAGTACAAATCCGCTTGAACCTTGTGCATATAGTTGTTCGTTTTGGTTATCCCACCAAAAATCACCTTCTGCTAATCCTGAAGGTTCAGTTGCACTTACTTCAGCACCACCCGAAGTTCTCCATTGTGTGCCATCGTAAAACTTCATTTTACTTGCACCACTATCAAACCAGTTTTGACCGCTTATTGGTCTTGAAGGTTGATTTGCTCCGCTAAAGTTTTCTAGCAAGAACAAAAAGTTTTCGTTTTGTATTTCACCGTAACCAGCATAGTTCTTACCAATGAACTTAAGGTCAGTAGTTTGATCTATTGTGCCGTCTTCTACACTTGTTAACAGTGTATTATTATATCTATCAATTTGATACGCCATTTATGTAACCCCTAGTGTTATAATATTATTTATCCATTTATGTATATGCCGCTGTTGACACATGTGACCATGATGAACCGTTTGATTCAAATATTAGTGTATACCTTGAAGGTATTAGTGTAACATCACCGTCAATGTTACTAAATGTAAAGTCTTGTACAACAGATTCATTTTGTGTGCCGTTTGAATCAACATCTATTCTACTATAGTTGATTGCAGCGTTAATATCTGCTGCTGCCAATGTTGCACTTGCACCTGCATACGATGTTGCATGTATCCTTGCAATCTTACCATTATTTTGACCTTGTGCAGGATATAATGATTGTAATATTGCTGCAACATCGTTAATAGGACCATCCGATGTTCCAATCGGATTTGGATCTAATAAGCCTGTAATGTCTAGAGAAAATACAATAGTTTCTGTTGCGATCTGATCATCTACATAAAACTTTGTAGCAGCATCCTGATTATCAGTGGGGTCTGCAAGTCCTGTAATCTTCTGACTATCTTGTATCGCAATGTCACCGCCAGCTGTAATATTTAAACCTGTTGAAGATGTAAATGTTAACGGACTTAGTGCTATTGCACTATTTGTAATAGTAGCGCCATTTATGTTTATATCGTCAATATTTAAATATTCTAATGTTGAACTTATTCTTACAAGATCTGTTGCATCTGTAATATTTGTTAAACTTGTATCTGTAAGTTTTGGCTGACCGCCTATTTTATAAGTTTTTGTATCGTCACTTAAATTAATATGTACATTTGATGTCCAAGAATCTTGTACATTAATCCATGTCCATGTCTTAGATCCATCATCATTTGTTTCTAGTGTCAATCCGGCGCCGTCAGCGTCAACTGCATCTAATATATCTCCGTCACTAGTCTTAGCTATTTCAATGTTTTTATCTTCAACACGAAGTGTAGAAACATCTATACTAGTTGTTTCACCTTCTACTAGCAAGTTTCCTGTAACTCTTAAATCGCCTTCAACATCAAGTGTATATTCAGGCAATCTTTCAGTAGTAAATATACCTACACGCCCTTCACTAGCATCAATATAAAGTGCATCAACGGTAATACTACCATAACTAGATGAACTAACACGTAGACTTATATCATCGTCATTAAGCTGGTTTTCAATATAAAATCTAGGACCAACTACTTTTTGTACGTTTGCTTGTGAAGCACCAATAGTTAGACCACCATTGTTAAGTATCTTCAATGTACCAACTGTCTCACCATTAGCATTTGATGGTAAGAATGAATCAGCAGTTCTTACAACTCCGGCACCTGTTACAAGTGCGTTTGCTGACTCTGCAATACCTCTGTATTTAAAATTGTCTTTATCAATAATATTAAATCCAGTAAATATTCTACCGTCCGGATTAGCATCTGTAACTAGTCCTAATATTCTTTGACTGTAAATAGGTGTAAAGTCAAGATAACTAATAACTGCTAATAATGTATTTGCTGCATAAAGATAAACTACTGTTCTAGATCTACTTTGTTCATCTAGCAAACTTCCTATTTCAAATCCACTTTTGCCTTGTGCTGTTGTATATTGAGGACCTACTAAAAATAAATCTGTTCCGTCAAATGCATACATTTGATTTTTTAGATTATCAATCCATAAATCACCTGCAACCATTTGGGGTTGATCGTCTTGAACAAAAGGGCCGCCGGAGGCTTTCCACTGTGTGCCATCATAAACTTTTAACCGTTGTTCAGTATTATCCCACCAAGTTTGACCTTGTAAAGGATTACTAGGAGCTGCTGTGTTTGCAAAATTTTCTAATAGCTTGATAAAGTTTTCGTTAAAATATTCACCATATCCGCTATAGTTGCGTCCTACTAGTACTAAGTTTGTAGAACTATTATCTATTTGTCCGTCTACTAGGTCTGTTAATAAATCTCCATTTGTTTTGTTTAACTGATAACTCACTTTATTCTCCAGTATAGATAATATAATTTAATGCTAAGTAAGGATTCATAACATTAAGTTCTTCGCCTAGTCGAGGAACAATGTTACCCAGTGAATCTGTTACTGTATTTGGTTGTTTAACACCGCCACTTGATGCATACCCTTGTGTGCCTCCTGCTCCTGGTTCAATAGTCAATGAAACTGCTTCATCGTCTAGAACTGCTCCGGAGCCAACTCGTGTTGCATAGTACTGTGTACCTGAATCGCCTTCCATGTCGTGTTCATGTTCTGGTAAGTTTTCAAGTTCAATAGTTGCACCTTCGTCACCAGCATTACCACCTATTGAGTCAGCAGCAATATCTGTAACTCTGTTTATACTAGGCCCGCCCATGTTATCCAGGCCTAATGGAAAACGTCCTCTCATATCAGGCAATGCAAAACTATTCACACCTTCGTCAGCAAGCAAACTTGCATCTTTAAAGTTATACCTGATTACATTAAACAGCGCAGTATAGTCTGAAATCTTAACTTCACTACCATCGCATAATAACCACCCGTCTGGTGATTCTTCTCCACCAAATGGTAATATAATACCTGGTGGATTTAAAGGTATTGTTTTTAAGAAGTTACGTTTAGTAATTCTATATACCCCAGTTGTTCCTGTTTTAACATTAAGTAATAACTCGTCTGCATTTCCAGCATCATAAGTAACGTTTTTATTACTAATAAAACTGTTTGAAACTCTTAAGTTAAATGTTTTAGTGCTGCCGCCAGATTGTCCGTCAAACTCAAAACTTACATTGTCAACATCACCTGTTGCAGAAAATGTAGTAGCACTAGCAAGTTTATCAGCAGATCCAGCTCTGCCCGAAACTGTACCACTAACGTTACCTTGCAAATTTCCTATAAAGTTATTTGCATAAACTTGATCAAACTTATTGTTTGCAGTACCTATATTCCTTGAAGCAGGGTTATCTGGAGCAATATTAGCAGTTGTTGTTGCTCCTTCAACTGTAAGATTTCCGCCTATGAACGTATCTCTAGCTACACCTAGTCCGCCTTTAGTTCTAATAGAACCTGTACTAATGTTCGAAGATTGGACTGTACTTTCTACTTGTATAAATCCGCTATCCGGAACACCCGATTCTGGGTTAACTTTTATATTTCCAGAAACTTCAAGTTTCTGTTCTGGAGCACCTGTATTAATACCTACATTTCCTGCAGAATCTAAGCGCATTACCGTAGGTATTAAATCTCCGTTACGTAAACGAAAGTCAATATTTGAACCTGAAGTGTTATGTTGAATAACGCCTGCTTGTCCGCTTACTAAAAGACCAAGTTGTCCACCTGTTCCAATTTGAATACCTTCATTATTTTTAACTTTTAAATCAAAGTTAGTAGTTGAACTTGAGTTACTTCTTAAGAAGTTACTTGCAGGTACTGATTCTCCGCCTATTACAAGTGCTTCTGCTTTTTCAGCTGTTCCATAATATTTTAATGTTTCTGTACCAACTAGTGCTTCGTCACTAAGATTTAAACCTGCCTTAACCCCTGATCTAAATCCTGGTATTGTAACTTTTGGAACAAACTCTTGCGCACTAAAAATTGCAGCAACTTCGTCTTCAATCTTTACTGTTAGTATATTGTATGCAACATCGTCGTCACCAAGAATATTTTCTGCTGCTGTACCTGTAAGCAATCCGTCACTAAACTCAGGACCAACTAATATCCAGTTTGATCCTGTAAACAAGTATAACTGCTGTGTAGCTGTATTAGCCCATAAATCGCCTGGGTTAGAGTTTGCTACTTCCGGAGCACTTCCTGCTTTTTTAAGTCCGCCAGCAGTTACCCACTGTGTACCGTCATAAATCTTTAACTGGTCAATACCGTCTGTATTATCATACCATAACTGTCCTTCTACAGGACTAGCAGGAGCCGAACTATTTGCAAAGTTTTCTAATAAATGTAAAAAGTTTGTGTTAATAGCCGAACCATAATCAGTTCTCTGTCTTCCAGGAAACTGTAAACTAGTATCCTGGTTAAGGGTGCCGTCTTCTATAACAATAGTACCTTTGTTAACAGAGTCAGTATAGTTTATTTCATATGCCATATTTTATTCCTTACCCTGTTAAACTCTGTACACGCACTGTATAATCTATCTGTATAAGTCTGTTTAATGACTTTTGTACAGGATGGAAAATAACATGTGTTAGTAATCTTCCTTCGCCTGTTGCAGAGTAACTTTTTAATCCTAGTTCATCAAAGACATAAGCATTATCAGATCCTGTTGCAGTATCGAACGCTTGCTGTCCGTCTGGCTCACCGTAATCTAATAAACAGCTTACAACAATATCAGTATAGGAAGTACCGCTCAAGTGTCTTATTTCTATTTTATTACGTGCTGGATCAGTGTTATTAACATTTCTATCATCTACAATCTTAGTATATGTTTCGTTATACAAACTTGCATTTGCACCTGTACTGTTTGGTGTAAGGTATGTAATAATACCTGTAGGATCAACACTTGTTCCGCCATTGCCTAGTGCCATGGTTGAAATATATCCTTGTCCTTCGTTTCCTAGACTTTCTGCCATTGCAATACTCATATTTTCATAATGTATTGCATTACGCTTGTTTACTAGAATCTCTTGTGTTTGAGGATCAAAGATTTTAATATGTCCTTGAACCAAAAAATTGTTTGTGTCTTGCATGTTACTCATCACTTTTCCTATACTGTATTTATTCTGGTAACTCACTTGTGCCTGCACGTAAGAATCTTGCAATGTTATTTTCTGTCTGTGCTAACTGTTCACCTTCGGGGCTCCATAAAGAACCTGTCTTTTTAACTATCATAACTTGTGTTTCATCTGCTGGTATATTTACAATACTAACAATATTGTTTTCTACACTAAACTCTGCAGATTCAGTACTGTCACCTTCTGGACTGTCTTGGGCAACTGTAGGATCAAATACTTCTATAGATGCTTTGCGCAATCTTGTTCCGCCTGCAAATACTTCTACTTCGTTTATATTAGATATTTCAAATCCTGGTTCAAAATCTGTTGTTACGCCATCTGCTATAAATGCTTTGCTCACTGTAATATCCTGATAAGGAACAGTTTTACTAACATTTTGGTCATAAACCTCAGAACCTTCCTCATGAATATTTTTAATACCTGTACCTAATGTACCTCTACGAAGCTGACGTAGAGTGTTTTCTTCTTTAACAAAGTACTCTATACGCTCTCCATTAATCCAAATAATGCCTGGTAAGTTTTTACCTTTATTTGGTTCTGCTAATAGATTGCCTTTTCTAACTTCGATTCGCTGATCATAATAGTTTAATGGCTGGCGTAGTGTAACCTCTGCTTTATCTAAACGCTTATAATGTGTTCTATTAAGCATATCTTTAAACTGACGATATGCAAACTTAGCTGCACCAACTGGTGCTGTAAAGTGTAATATATCTATAACATCATCATCAGCAGGAGTTTGAACTAGTTTCACTTCAGTCTTATCATCGTTTATATAATAATCCACACTCGGAGTAAGCAGCTCGTTATTTTTGCTTACCCAAACATACTGTGCATCAACTGCAGGCTCGCGTAGTCTAATAGTTCCAGATTTTAATAATCTGTAAGTTGTAACCTCGCTTGCAATAGATCTAGAACCTCTATCAACTACATCATAATTTATGCGTTCAATGCCCAAGAAATCATGATTACTGAACTGATATACTTCAAGTTCTTCACCTAACAATGGTGGTGTGTCTAGATGTAAGGTTCCTGGAGTATCAATCCACACATCCGAACCGTTTAAATATCCAAACGCATATTCACCGTCTGCAATAGCAAATATTTCCAATGTATCTCCTGGTTGTCCGGTATTATCTGTCAATAAAATAGTAGCATTTGCAACATCATATCTCCAATCTATAGGAGAAAATATTTCTTCGCCATTTAAGAATACTTTTAATTCTTCAACATCTAGTGTTCCTATTGCTTGTTGGAATGATTCAAATGCATAAGTTCTTTGATTATTTTCAGGTATTGTAAACTTAATATTGTATCCCGGATTTAAAATCTTGTTTCCAACTTTTACAATTATTTTATGTTCTAATGGTACTGCTGTAAATGGAACGTCATCTAGTGTAAACGCCGTTCTTGATCCGTCTCCGATAAAGTTACTAACAATAACTCTACTGTAGTTTGTAATATCGTTTGAAGAAAATACTGCATAGTGTACAACCCTGTCTTCTAACAAGATTTCCTCAAACCTAATTCCAACTTTAGGATTAGGTAAATCGTATCCTTCATCCTTGCTATTGAATACAATAATATCTATAGGCTCGCCATCAACTGATGCACTTACACTTGCTCCGTCAACCCAATCAACAGTTGTTATGATTTCAGAAGTCGACCCGTCTGTAATATGTTTTCCATAATCTAGCAAGCTATTAGTACCCAAAGACTGAGCAATAATATTAAGTTCCTGATTTGCTGCTGGAACACTGTTAAGTGTTAAAATATTATTAGTCCAATCTATTGTATACTCTGTATCTACAACTAAGATATCATTTATTTTTACAAATACTGCATATTTTGTAGAAGGTATTGTTCCTAAACTAAACTTAGTTCTTATTCCATCAGTTGTATAACTTTGACTATGAATAACTCCGTTGCCGTCTTGATCTCTAGTGTATACTTTAATATCAAGTGCATCTGTAACTAATCCAGGAATAAGTTCTTCAGGGCCTGCATGTGTTACAGGATTAATAAATCCGTCGCCATCAACAACTATTTCTTCAGCATTTACACCTTTTGCCGTTGCATATGGTAAATCGCCACCGCTTATTTGTGTGTCATAGCTTGTAGGATCAGGTGTAATCGAACCATCACTTGAAACTTTTCTTACAACAAGTGTTTCGCCGTCATTAAAGCTAATACCCAATGTATCAAGATCAATAACTGTAGTTGTGCTGTCACCAGTAATACTTTCTATAATAGCATCTTCATTTACTTGCTGTTCAGTTCCAAAGTTAGGGTCATCAAGTCTTACAAGATTAACTGATCCTGATTCACCTTTGTAAACATTATAAATAATACCACTTTCCAATGGCTTACTTAGTTCTACAAATATAGTAGATCCATCTGCAACAAATACTTCATCTTCATAAGTATTATCAAATGTATCCCAAGTGTCAGTATACCATCCTGCTGTATCCCAACCACTTGGTCCTGCAAAATCAATTGACTTAACTTCTACTCCACCGTAATCAATACCTTTCATTAACTGTGAAAAATCTTTGCCTAGCATTCCTGTCATTGGTTCGTAAAAATGATGTATTCTATCTTGTGCTGCTAACATATCAATAGGCTTATAATAACTAACTACAATCTGTTCTCCTTGTAAAGGAGGTGTAGCAAACGTAATCTTACCATTTTGTCTTGTATAAGTCTTATCTGTATTTTCTACGTTTTCGTATGTATATGCACTGTTTAAAAGTTCTTTACCATCTATTGTGATTGAAACTTTCTTACGATCAACATCCATTGGCCATTCTAGTTCAAACTGTGCTTGCACATTATTCCCAGTAAATGTTTCAACTTCTTGGAGTTCTTCAATAAACACTGTTCCAGAATGTCTATCAAACTTAATACGCAGGTGTGCTGTTCTTATCGGACTATCGCCTAATATTACACTAAGTCTTGCAGGAGTGCCGTCATCTGTTTGGGCTCCTTGTATTTCAACAATAGGACTTGTGATATATCCACTACCAGGGTCTGTTATTTTTACATTTGTAATCTTTCCGTAACCAATATATGCAACTGCTTTAGCTTGTCTTGTGCTTTCTCCGATAATGTTAATCTTAGGAGTAAATGTATAACCGCTTCCTCCGTCTTTTATTTTTATTTCGGTAACGGTGTAGCCTACATTTTCAATAAAATGTTTTCTCGGATATTCGTCAAACTCAGTAGTGTTTACAGTATCAATATTGCTGTTCTTTACTACACTTCTATTTGGTACAATAGTACCGTCTGAAACACTATAAAATGGTGGTAGATCAAAATCTGTAACACTAGTATTTGTAGGATCTACTTTATCATAAACGTCAACGTATTCTCTTATTTTTGTTTTATAAGGTTTTACTTCTTTCAAATAATCTTCAAAACTCTTAAGATTATCGCTGTTAAACGTTAAATCATTTCTAAGTTCGCTAACATTATATTTTGCTTTTACGAAACTAGTTTTAAATATCCAATCTAAACCAGGCTGCTCTGCAAGAGCATATCTTACCGAAACAAAGAATAAGTTATTATATTCTGCTGCTAGATCATTAACAAATATATCATCTCTAAGTGTTTCTAATATAATACGCAACTCTTTTACTGGATTATTATCGTAAAAGAAACTGTCGAAAGATCTATTATCAAATCCTACAGCATTTACACTATAGTCGTATAAAGATTCTTTAAAATATATAGTTCCTTTTTCTCTACCAACAACATTGTAGTTTTCAGTATAATCCTCAGTATAACCAGAAGCAACTTTTTGTAAAAGTATCCAGCCGCCTGAACCAGTAGACTCAACTTTTACAATGTCTCCTAACTGATCAGTTAGACTAGGTAATAAGTATGTTCCTTTTACTGAATAGTTGATAGTTGAGAACTGGTTAAATCCTTCAGCATACCAATCTTGATATTCCCAATAGTTAGAAACATCATAATCTTGTATACTTCTAACATACCAAGAACTACCATTCCAACTGTAAATGGTCCACTTACCATATAGGTTTTCATTTGTTTCTACAAGAACACTAAATGGTCTTACTATCAGTCTAGTAGTATCAAGATATCCTGAGCCGCTATTTGAGATATTCACCGCAGTTATTTGTCCTAGATTATTGATTGTAAAATCAATAATAACACCAGATCCTGGTCCTTCTATATCAAACGACGGAGCAACTTTGTAACCACGTCCGGCATTAATAATATTTGCACTTACAATACGCCCATTACTAATAACTAAGTCAATCTCAGCTTGTTGTACTTTATTTGTACTAACAAATCGGATATCACTATAGTTTGTAATCTTAGTATCATATTGCCCTGTTGTTTCTAGAGGTTGTGCCTCTTTTTCTAGCAACCTTGATAAATCGTAACTATCAATAAGTAGTTGAGATTCTACTGCTAAGTTTACACGCTCGATTGTTTGTTTCAGTGCTTCGAAACGATTTTTAAACATACTCTGCCTAGGTCTATTCTGTATACCATATCTCTTGTTAGCAGGGATGCCTAAATCCGGAACAGGCCTTAAGTTGGTGTCAAACCCAATAAGACTGTCCCACCATTTTCTTTCTATGTCAGGGTGAATAAAGCTAGTTTCTAAACCTTCACTTAAGATTTGATATTCGTTATGTCTATTGATAACATTTTCAGTATCTTCTTTATATCTTATTTGAAGTATAACATCGTCACCTTGTATAAGATCATTACAGTTATTAAGAATAAATCTATTTGCGCCTATAAGACTTGCATACTTATAACCCTGCAATCTAGGATTTTCTATTAAGTTTGAAATATCTACACAGTTTAGTTTTCTCTTAGGTTTATAATCTGTAGGTATTGTACGTTTATTTTGCACCCAGAAATAGTATTTTGCTCTAAAGTTTTGAGATATTTTATCATATGTTAACTGTGTGCTGTAACGAGTATTTCCGTAAACACTTTGTCCACTTATTCCGAGTTTTAATCCATTGTCAGTATCTGCAAGTTCGTCCCAAACTTGTGGTACGTAATCGCTTTCTACCCATTCAAAAATATCTATACTAGAACCTCTAATAAGTTTATTCCAATCACGTTTTTGATCATTAATAGAGCCACGGTATGGATATGTAAATCTTGCGCCGTTAGTTGCCCACCATGTTTCACCGACATGCTCTTTCCCCCAATATCTTGCAGGGTCTACTAAGAAATCGCTTGCTAGTCCTGTATTATAGTTTGCAGGATCAAACCCAGCTTTGTAATCTATTTCTTGTTCTGCAGGGCCTGCTATTTTTCCTTGTAAGGGATCGATATAGTCTAGTCTTGATATAAAAGTATTAGTTCTCTTGTTATACAAAGTTATTCCAGAAATCTTATCAACATCAACAGGAAGTACTTGTGTGTCTAATCTTTCCCATGCTGTTGAACCAACATCTTTTCTAAAGTTTACTACTTGTCCTCTATATCCGTCAAGTGTATCATTTTCTGCGTCCCATGTTCCAGAACTTTGTAGAGGGATACCAACATAGATATGGTTTTTAACATTGTATAAGTTTTCGCCAAATGTTGCTTGTACACTCGGATATATTATGTTTTCAGAATAAACAAGTTCGTTGTTTAAATCTTCGTAGATATAAATCACACCTTTATCTAGTTTAATATTTTCAAACTTAGTAAATCTACTATCAAAGAATGTTGTTTCGCTGTCAAATGTAGTTGGAATTTTTTGATCGCCATTAAGACTGCTAATCAATAAGTTTTCACTACCAAAGTCTAGTGCATGTCCAAACTCTTCTGCTACTTCGTTTTGCTGACTAGTTAGCATTTGATCTAATACAAACTGTCCGTTTTGTAGTTTGTAAATATAAACTATTCCTTTGTCTGTACCAGCTTCATCATTTTTAGACGCACTTACTGCAAACTTGTCACCTTGCGGATTAAGACTGATGTTTTCGCCCCATTCTGTATCATTATTAGGAGATTCTATAATCTGGTCAACAGCAAACTTATTGTCTATAGCACGGTAAACAACTATGCGCTTTTTAGTAGTACTATCACTAGCAGCAAGTTCTGATTTTACAACTAATACTTCAGCATCGTCGCTTATATCAAATGTTTGTGTAAACTGTAAAACATCAGTTGCTGGATCATAGATGTCTTCATCGTATAACGTTTGTCCAGTTAGATTAGGCAAATACCCTACATAGTCTATTCTACTATCAACTTCAGTCCAATCACTAGTGGTAAAAGGAACATCTTGACTTATATTAGTAGTTGCTTTATAAAGAGTATTGTCTTTGAGTACAATATTGTCTTCTGCATAGCTGTAAGCATTATTCCATTCGCCTCTGTAGTTAACGTCTTTACCATATCTCCAACTTATATTTCTCCAATAAACTGGATCTGTAGGAATAACTATGCTAGGCACAGATCTAATAGCTTCATAATATTCATCTTTATAATAAACTATTTCGTCTATTTCATAATCTCTAACTTGGTAATCTCCGCTAAAGGCGTCTGTCGGTCTAATACCGTGTCTAAATATTTCTATTTGTCCTGCATTTTCTTTAGTACCTGATCCACTTGCAGATACTAATAAGGTATAATACTTGTTATTTTGTACGATTCTAACTTTAGACCCAAACTGTCTATCTTCTTTAAAATATAAACTTGCAAGGGTTTTTTGTAAAGCATAAGTGGAATCATTTTTACGCCTGTATATTGCTATTACTCCTTCGTTAGCAAAGCCATTTGAAGTACCAAACTCATCTACAGGCATATTGAACAACTGTCGGTAATCCTTATTTAAACTATAAGGCGGATTTTCATCAAGAGGTATACCAGGATTTATTCCTTCTCTAAAGAAATAATATTCTATGTCTGATAATATAGGAGTATCTGTCCAAGAATTACTAGAGTTTACAAAATCAGAATCTGCTTCAAACACTAGTAACTTTCCTACAACACTTGTTCCTACAACTATATCGTTTTGAGAAGACTCGACTTCTCCAAATACTCTGTCAACATCGCCGCTGCCTCTAATATCATCATTGGCTAACCGTTTTAGTTCATACCTTCCAATATTATTAAGTTCTTCAAAAGTTCCGCTTACTGATACAACAGTTCCATCTGCTTCTGTGTATTCATCAAGTAATCGAACGTATAATCTTAGTTTATTAAAATCACGCTGCACATACATTACTTCGGCAGCACTATTAGGAGCCAATGCACTAACAGCAAGTCCTCCAGACCCGTCACTTGCTGTTTGTACATCAATAATCACATCGCCTCGATCTCTAGTTTGTAAAATGGTTCCGTCATGATAATATCTTCCTTGTGGCTGGAAGGGGAATCCAGAAGCGTCAAACCTAGATAGTTCACAATCGATATATCCATCCCAAATTTCTGAGATAGTTTGTTCAGTGTTTACTATCGAGTCTGATAATAGTGTTCCATCATAATTAATGTCTACATCGACATCATATATTTGTAGATTAAAACTATCTCCAGGACTTAAATCATTTGAAAATTGCTTTCCAACTCTTACTACCCATTTATTTGTAATACGGACTAGTTCTGTTCCATCTTGGCCGTCTGCATCTGTTGGATCACCGGTGTAGGACAGTTGTGTCATAAAACTTACTCTGTTTTTTAAGTTAACATATTCACCTATTTCTCCTACATCGTCTTGAACATTATAGTATCTTCTAACTGCTCTTCCTTCTTCAGCAGCAATAATAACATCTGAAACTGTCAACCCCTGGCCAACATCATAAAAACTTGATAAGTTTCTATACGTAAATCCGTCAACATCTACTATTTCGCTTTCCCAACCCGATACAGGTGCTGCATCTGAATTATAAGTTTTGAATACCCAATATCCGCCTAGCAAATCGCTAGTAGTAAAGGTTTCTTCTAATGAATAAAGTCCTATAAACTCTGTTTCGTTAACAAAAAGCTCTCCTGTTATTTCAAATATACCATTTATTTCTTTAACATATATCACTGCACTGTCTTCTGCTGTAGAAACATAGACAACTTCTGCTCTACCTGTGTTTGATGTTACAAAATCTCCGACATCAGGAAGGGCAATAAATGTCGGTATTTGCAATACAGCATCTACTTTATGAATAATCTCATGCAATGTATTTGTTAACCAAGAAGCATTTAGATTTGGAAATGCTCCGTTAAACGGTTGATAGTTATCAAGTGTTGGATATGCAAAACTGCGCTGATTCCAAATAAGGCTTACAAAATCTCCCGACTCGTCTGTTTCAAAGTTTCTTGATTTTGTACCTAAGTACATATCAAGCGGTGCTCTTACTAAGAAGTGATCTACATAGTTATTTTCTAATCCCGGATCACCGGACACAAGTAATGTTAAGTTTGTTGAATCGACGGATGGATCTTGGATGATATTTTGATAGTTATCAAAAGTTGAGAAATCTTGGGAAACAGTTTTCGGTTGTATTTCTCGGAGAGCTTGCCATAAACTTTCTCTATATTTTACAATATCTCCTTTAACATAACCCAAAGTAGGATTAAACTCTCCTTTATATTTTGTCTTTACATTAGAGGCATTAGGTATACCTACAACAATATATTCTCCGTCGGGTGAAATATCCACAGATTGTGAAAATCTACTATCAGTAACATCAAACTTATCTTCTTCAGTAAATGTTATTTCCTGGTTAACAATAAAGTTACTATTTTCTCTAGGTCTTTGATATACTGTTATCTTACCA